AGTGTATCGGTGAAATAATGAACGCCGCCAAAGGGGCGATCACCAAGAAAGAAGCTGAAGCGATGCTGAAGGCGATTGAGAAGAAGTTTAACGCTCAAATGCCGAAAAAAGATATGTCGCTGAACCGTCGCATGGAACTGAAGAAAGACCCGGCCACCATGACCATGCAAGAACGCATGCAGTTGGCCGCTGAAGAAGCCTTTAACGAAGCCGTCAAAGAAAAGAAAAATACCGTCAAACGGGCACAGTTGCAGGTTAAGGCAATTTCTGATGCACAACAGCAAGTAGCCAAGTATGGCCACGGCACCAAAGGCGTTCAGGAGTTGCTGCTGCGTGACGTCGCCGCTAAAGCCAAAGGGATTGAAGAATTGTATATGGCGGAGCTGTACCAAGGGCTTGAACCGTACCTGACCGCCACCGGCCACAAGATGGATGCAGAACAGCAACTGGAAGTGTTGAAATTTATCGCCGACCCAGATCTACATAACCGCCATGCCGCTGCAGACGCTTCACCGGCTGAACTATTGGCCCGTGCCTTCCGCAAGCTCGAAGACGCTATTCACGCACGCAAGAACGGCTCCGGTGCCGATATCGGCTATATCCCCGGCCACTTTCCGCAGGCGTGGGAACCGAATAGCGTGCGCTGGTTTGGGCTGGATTGGAAACAGAAGCTGGCCTTTCGCCCTGAGTGGGCGGGTGGCAACGCCGCAACCATTGCCCGTATGCGTGAAAAAGCACGTGGGGCCTGGGTGGAGTACATCTTACCCAGGCTGGATCGGGAGCGCTACGTTGATGACGTTACCGGCGAAAAGCTGTCTGATGAGCAGCTGAGAGAGGTAATGGGTAACGTCTGGCAAACCATCGCCAGTCATGGTCTTTCCGGCGTCGATCCGGCGACGGCTTCAGGCGGTAGTGCCTCGCTGGCTGTTCAGCTGGCCGCTCATCGCGAAATCCACTTTAAACAACCGGCTGATTTTCTGGCCGCCAATAACGAATTTGGCACCACCGATCTGTTTTCTGCCATGACCGCCAACATCCGCCGGCATGCCAACGACATTGCCCAGCTGGAAGCCTTGGGGCCCAGTCCGGAAGCTGGTTTCAAATCCGTCCTGGCCTACGGCAAACAGTTTGGTGCCGAGAAAACTACCTATGGCCGCGAAGGCTCTGTCATGGCCGAGCGGATCTGGGACGAGCTGACCGGGCGCAGCAACATGATTGCCGAAGATAAGTTTGATCTGATTGCCCGTGTCATGCAGGGGGCCCGTAATATGATAGTGTCGGCCAAACTGGGTATGCTGCTGATGTTGCAGCTGGTGGACATTGCCAGTTTTCACGCTATCGCCAAGAGTGACGGACTGGGCATGGGTGACGGTTATCGCGCTATTTTTCAGATGCTGAACCCGCTGAACGCTGCTGATCGGGTGCTGGCCCGCAAACACGGACTCCTGGCCAGTATATTGATTAATGACGTTGCCATGCGCTATGGCGACGACACGCGCGGAGTTGGCTTTACCAGTCGCGCCGCTGATGCCACTGTAACCTGGTCTGGTGCAAAGTACTGGACTGATGCACTTCGACAAGCCTTCCAGCTGCTGATCAGTAGTCACGTTGCCGATGCCCGCGAGCAGGGCTTTACCGAGCTTGAACCGCAATTCCGCCTGATGCTGGAACGCAACGGCATTACCGCCGAACATTGGGACATTATCCGCCTGGCTGAAGCGGCACAGATTGGGGACTTCAGCGCCATAACCCCCTGGATGGTAAAAAAAGCGGTGAGTAAAGAGATGGACGCCGTAGCCAGCGCTAGCGGTGCAAAAAAGGGTATTGCCGCCGAACGCACCGTTCAGGAAGCGGCAGAACGCTATGCCGCTCTGCTGGCCGAAGAAGCGAACATAGCCATACTGCACCCCGGCAAAAAAGAGCAGGCCATGATTAAGTGGGGAACCAAACCGGGCGAGCTGCCGGGGGAGCTGATGCGCTCGGTCTTTATGTTCAAATCATTCTCTCTGGCACTCTTAACCAAACACCTGCCGCGCCTGACCAATGCCGAATACGGCCCGGTTAAATCACGCGTCGAAGTGGGGGCGCAACTGCTGGTAGGCATGATGCTGACCGGAGCGCTGGCGGTACAGCTGAAGGAGATCTTCAAAGGCAAGAACCCACGTGACATGACCGACCCCGCTTTCTGGGGAGCTGCTTTCATGCAGGCGGGCGGCCTGGGGATTTTCGGCGACTTCCTGCTGGCGGATGCTAACCGTTTTGGTGGCGGCTTTGTCTCAACAGTTACGGGCCCGGTAGGTGGCCTTATCGGGGATATTCAGAGATTGACCGCCGGTAACGCTCTGTCAGCCGTTGACGGCAAGAAGCACAAAAAGAGCGGCCTGGAGGATCTTGCCGGCGATTCAATCCAGATGGTCAAGAATTACGCCCCGCTGATAAATCTCTGGTATGCGCGCCTGGCGCTTGATCACCTGGTGTTCTACCGGATCCAGGAGGCGATCAACCCCGGCTACCTGCAGCGCATGAAGCGCCGCACCAAATCACAGAATAATCAAACCTTCTGGTGGGATCCGCAGAGTAGCACCCCCGAAAGCGGCCCCAGCCTGTCAACAGCATTCGGAGGTGACTAGTGACCCCTAAGCAATCCAAAAAATTGAACGAACTGGAAGATAAACTGCTGGATGTCTTTCTTGAAGAAGGTGATCCGGACACGTGGCCGGTAGTGCGTCCCGAAGAGAGTAGCGATAAACGGCAGGCCGCACGCGGCGACCGGCACTGGTGTGCCAAGAACGCTAACCAGACTATGGCGCTCTTGACGCGCATCGTCGCCTATCGCCTCAAACTGGGCGAAGCCGCCAGTACTACATCAACCAACGCCGATGACGATTCCAAACATTGGGCTGATATGGCGGCTGCCGAGAAGAAAGTCAAGCAGCGGCTCAGTCTCGTCAGATCAAGAGCGGCCTGATGTGGCGCGCAGAAATGTAAGCTTTGCCGCATTCTATCAAGCATGGGGTGACACGGTCGGGTGGGATGTTCCGGACGCACACAAGGACGCCTGTGAGTGGCTGCAAAATGGCCGTAAAGGGCGTATCGCCGTCTTCAAGGCGCTGCGCGGTTTCAGTAAATCAACCATCACCGCCCGCTATGCCGCCTGGAAGCTGCGCAAGAATCCGACCTGGCGCTTTCAGATCCTGTCGGCCACCGATAAAGACGGCGCCAAGATGTCACGCGATGTACAGCATGTTATTAAGCGACACGCCTGGTGCGCCGGGATGCAGGGGAAGGGTCTTTGGAAAAACCATAGCTTTGAGGTGGAAGGTGCTGATGATCCGCGTAACCCCTCGGTCGTTGCCTACGGTATCAACAGCAATCTGACCGGCGGACGTGCCGACGAGTTTATTAACGATGACGTCGAGGTGCCCAAAACGATCCGCACACCGGCACTGCGTGAAGCGATCCGCGAGAAGCTGTCTGAAGAGACGCACATTTTGGTGCCGGGCGGCCGGATCCTGTATATCGGTACTGACCACAGCTTGGATAGTATTTATAAAGAAAAGATTGATGATGGCGCTGATGTTTTGGAAATGCCGCTCTTTTACAAACAGATTACCCACAGTGCTGATGGCCTCAAGGATGATTATCTTTTTGATTTTCGAGTGCAATCAGCGGCGGAGCTGTACGTGACCGTCGGCATGAACAAACCCTGTCTGTTGGGTGCTGACGAGTATGAGTTGCACGGCGTACGGGATTTTCGAGGCGGATATATCCGGCTCAAGGTCAGGCCGTCACCGGAAGAGCGCGTCAGCATCTATAGCGGCAATATCTGGCCCAAGCGCTTCACCCGAACAGAGATCACCTTCCGTCTTAAGAGCTGCCGCTCCTGGGGTGAGTGGGACAGTCAGTATATGCTGCGCCCGGCACAGCTGACCAAGATCAGACTTGACCCGGCCCGCATGATTCCGTATGACGCCCTGCCGGAGATCCGCCAGGCGAACAGATCTGTCTCGCTCTGGATCAACGGCACCCGCATGGTGGGTGCTAAAGCTTATTGGGATTGCTCACTGGGCAAAAAGAGCAGTGACGCCAGCGCTCTGGTGGTGATCTTTACCGATTCCGCCGGGTATCTCTACTGGCAGGTTGCCAAGGGCTTGACCGGGGAGATTGACGAGCAGTGTCAGCAGGTGGTGCCGGTCATCAAACAGTATCACCTGCGCGGTATCGACGTTGAGACCAATGGGCCCGGCGGATTTGTCCCGGCTATCCTGCGGCGCCATCTGCTGGCCGCTGGTATCGCCTGCGCAGTGGTGCCACGCTGGATCAAATCAGATAAGAATCTGCGTATCCTGGATGCACTGGAAGCGCCGCTTTCCGGCAGCTTCATGTATGCCCATCGTGAAGTACTGCAAGGGCCAGTACCGGCACAAATGCGGGAATGGGATGCAACCGTAAAAGATCAACCGGACGACTACCTTGATGCAGCCGCCGGCGCAATATCTTCAACACCAGTCAGAATCGGTCACGGCAATTTTGCTGCAGCAGAAGAGCGTGACGACTGGCGACCAGGGACAGCCACACACGATATACCGGAGGTGTGATAAAAATGAAAGGAGCGTGTCATGATCGAACAGCAAGAGATATATTACGCCTACACCGGCAACGGCGTATCAGCACAGTACGCCTATGGGTGTCGTATTTTTTCCGCGTCAGATCTGGTGGTAACCGTAGCCGGATTGATTAAAGCCCTGGGAGTGGATTATACCATTACCGGGGTTGATACCATTAATGGTGGCGAAATCAGCTTTGTGCCGG